AACCACAACTAATCCATACATTAAGTTGGTTTAAGTACCACCATAATTATAATCGTCTATAGGGGGGGATACCTTAACTAATCTCTAGAATTATTGGGGAATCACAATCAATACATGAGAGGGTAAAATAGAGGGGATATTGATTACTGGATTATTCACATCACGAAAGTGAGTGTAACGAACAAGAGTGACTAAACTATATGCTCAGAGTGTGTGACTCTTCGCATAGCGAGAGGATTACTCTAGGGGTATAGGGAACCTGAGTTTAGATAAAATAAATTACTTGACAAATGATTAAAAATATGATACAATATTTGTATTAACAAAAACAATTAATAACAAATACTGTTAATATTAAATAACAAGAAAAGAAAAAAAACAAATATTGTTAATATCTATCGAGGGGTAATCTATCTACAGTAGATCGACTCTTTGAATCCTTCTTAAAATAATACTTGACAATTCTATTCTTCTGTGTTATAATAGTCTTATAACTCCTCTTAAAAGAAGATAAAGTTCATGGCTGGTAGAAGATCAATAGAAGAAACAAATCGCATCCGAGCTTCCCTCGGTTTAGCTGTCGTTCCTAAAAAGAAACCTAAGAGTAATGCTATTCTCCCTCAGGAGAAGAAAGCTAGATCTCAACAGATCTTAGCTGAGATGCTTACTAAGAAAAGTAAAGCTGTTGTCCAGAAGGTTATGGAGAAAGCTTTAGATGATAATGATGAAGACCAACTTGCTTGTCTTAAGATGTGCATGGATCGAATGATCCCTGCGTCTTACTTTGAAAAAGATAAAGCAGGGGGTAGTAAGGGAGTTACTATCCAGATCATGGGTGTAGGTGAGACTAAGATTAATGAAACAGAAGATGATCCAATTGACGTTGACTATGAAGAAATAGAGAAAGAATAAATGTTTACCCCTTATTCGCTAATACCTGCATCAACCGCTGGTTCTTCCTACGCAGATAGGATTACAGGTAAGGCTCCTCCACAGGAGCAGCAGAAACAAATGTCTTGGGGTAATCCACCAGCTCAAACTAAAGTAGCTAAGCCAGAACGTACTGCTACTAACGTATCCTACATTCCAGAAGCAACTAAGACAATGGGCCTTACTCTCTCAGAGCAAGACATAGTTAATAGGATGCAAGACTATTATGCTCCTAGAGGTTTAGGTTATGCAAGACCAGATGCACCTGATAACAAAACAATAAAGAACTTTGCTCAGGCTATATCTCAAGGTGCTAGCTCTTATCAACAAACAGCAGATGAATTTGGAAGTCTTTACGCAGACTTCGTAGAAGGAAGAATGCCAGAAGAAGATTTTGTAGCTAACCTTCAAAGAATGCAAGAACTTTCTAAAGCTGCCTCAGGGCAGTACAATGCTATAAATAAACTCTTTGATAGTCCTATGTTTGGTTCAGCACAGACTGTAGCTGGTATGCCACAACAAAGAAATACTCTAGGATTAAATCCAGCTCAGCGCTTTACACTACCAAAAGAAACATGGAACATGACTCCACAGCAATTAACTCAGTGGATCCAAAGATATGAAAAAGATATGGGTAGTGACTGGATAGGTGGTAAGCTAGCTTGGACTGTAGGTCCTTCTTTAATAACAGGAGCAGCAGCCTCAGGCTTAACTGGTCTAGGAGCATTCAATCCAGTTAACTCTTTGGCAGGATTAGGCATAGAAAAGTTAACAGGTATAAATAACAAATAATGGCAAACTTACAAGTTAAGCTTCACGAGAAGCAGCTTGAGATCTTTAACGACTCTCATAGATTTAAAGTAGTAGCAGCAGGGCGACGATTTGGTAAGTCACGTTTAGCAGCATGGACGCTTATCATTGAAGCTCTAAAGAGTAAAGAGAAAGATGTATTTTATGTAGCACCGACTTATCAACAAGCTAGAGATATTCTTTGGTCTTTGTTAAAAGAAATAGGTCATGAGGTTATTGCCTCAGCTCATGAAAATACTTCTGTGCTTACGCTTATTAATGGTAGAAAGATATACCTAAAAGGATCAGATAGACCTGACACACTTCGTGGTGTCGGTTTAGCTTATGTAGTTATTGACGAATATGCTGACATGAAACCTCAGGTATTCGAGCAGATCTTACGACCTGCCTTAGCTGACGTACAGGGTGGTGCCTTATTTATTGGTACACCTAAAGGACGTAACCATTTCTACGAACTGTTTAAGTTTGCAGAAACAGGTAAGGAACCTCAGTGGGCTTCCTTTCACTATACGTCGTATGATAACCCGCTGCTTCCTGAATCTGAAATTGAAGCTGCTAAAAGTTCTATGTCTAGCTTTGCATTTAGACAAGAGTTTATGGCTTCTTTCGAAGCAGCAAGTAGAGACCTATTCAAAGAAGAATGGGTACGGATGGAGGAGGAAGAACCTGATGACGGTAGATATTTCATTGCTGTTGACCTTGCTGGTTTTATTAATGTAGATAAAGAGTCTGGTAATAAGAACAAGAAGCTAGACGAAACAGCTATTGCTGTAGTTAAAGTGCATGAGGATGGTTGGTGGGTAGCGGATATCCTACATGGTAGATGGGATATTAAAGAAACCTGTGAACAAATCATGAAGGCTGTTATGAATTATGAGCCTGTCGCAGTAGGTATTGAAAAGGGATCATTAAAGAATGCAGCCCTGCCTTACCTGAATGATTTAATGAGACGACATAATCACTACTTTAGAATAGATGATGTAACTCATGGGAACCAAAAGAAAACTGATCGTATTGTATGGGCGCTACAAGGGCGCTTTGAGCATGACAAAATAGCATTAAACTATGGAGATTGGAACAATGAGTTTATTGATCAGTTGGTTAACTTTCCTAACTCTCAGTTACATGACGACTTGGTTGATGCGCTTGCGTACATTGACCAGATCCAGATTGTAGAATACTTTCAGGATTATGAAGAAGAAGAGTACGAACCCCTTGATGCGATAGCAGGATATTAAAAGGATATATATGCAGAACAAACTAGTAGGCTGGATTAACGGATATCTTGATGAATGGCGAGACCATAGAGATGTAAACTATCTAGAAGATTGGAAAGAATATGAAAGACTCTGGCGAGGTGTCTGGGCACCAGAGGATAATATCCGTTCTTCCGAAAGAAGTAGAGTAACTTCTCCTGCATTACAGCAAGCTATTGAGAATCATACGGCAGAGATTGAAGAAGCTGTCTTTGGACAGGGTGATACACTCTTTGATATCCAAGATGATATGAAAGATCAGAACCCACAAGACATAGAATATGTCAAAGCATATATGAAAGAGTGCTTTAAAAAGAATAAACTGCGTAAAGCAGTAGGTGATGTTATTCTTTTAGGTGCTATTTATGGTACAGGTATTGGTGAAATCTTTGTTAAGAAGACCAAAGTACTGTCCCCTGCTACACAAAACATGCAAGATCTGGGTGTAGTAGCTGTAGGTGTAGAAGAAAAAGAGAAAGTTACAGTCTACTTAAAGCCAATTAACCCACAAAACTTTATTATTGACCCTAATGCTACCTCTATTGAGGAGGCAATGGGTGTTGCTATTGAGGAATTTGTACCAGCTCATGTAATTGCTGAGAAAATTAAGGAGGGTGTGTACAAAGATCCTTCTGATTTGGAGGACGGCACAGCTCCTGATGAGGATTTAGAGGCATCTTGGGTAGATCAAGAGTACAATGATGATAAGATTCGTGTAGTTAGGTACTATGGTTTAGTACCAGCTAAGCTAATTGACTCACAAGGTGAGGATGATGTAGAGGAACTCTTCAAGAAAAATAAAAAAGATGAGGATATATCCGAACTTCTTGAAGAATATGGTGATATGGTAGAGGCTTTAGTAGTTTTGGGTAACGATAAGCTACTTAAAGCTGAGAAAACTCCTTATATGATGAAGGATAGACCAGTTATTGCCTACCAAAATGACACAGTGCCTAACAGATTCTGGGGTCGTGGTGTAGCCGAGAAGGGCTATAACATGCAGAAGATGATTGATGCACAGCTTCGTAGCTATATGGACGGACTTGCTCTAACTTCTGTACCTATGATGGCAATGGATGCTACTCGTTTACCACGAGGCAGCAAGTTTGAGGTAAGACCGGGCAAAACAATCCTTACTAATGGTAATCCCGGTGAGATCCTTATGCCATTTAAGTTTGGCAACACCGACACTGCTAATATTGAGACTGCTGCTAGGTTTGAGCAGATGCTCTTACAAGCAACAGGTACCATTGATACCTCACTAATGCAGACTCCATCTGCTAGTGGAGGGGAAATAGGGTTAACTCTCTCTGGTATTATTAAGAAAAACAAACGTACTCTAGTAAACTTCCAAGAACAGTTCTTAATACCATTTGTTGAGAAGGCTGCTTGGCGCTTTATGCAGTATGATCCAGAGAACTTCCCAGTTGCTGATTACTACTTTGTACCTACAGGTACTTTAGGTATGTTAGCACGAGAAGTAGAACAGATGCAGTTAATCAACTTGCTGAAAACCTTAGGTGCAGATACACCAATTACTCCAATCTTGTTGATGGGTGTAATCCAAAATAGCTCTCTACCTAATAAGCTAGAATTAATCCAGCAAATGCAACAAGCTATGCAGCCAGACCCACAAGCACAACAAATGCAACAGATGGGTCAGATGCTACAGATGAAGGCAGCAGAAGCACAAGTAAATGAACTGAATGCATCTGCTATGGAGAAACAAGCTAGAGCACAGAAAGCAGCTGTAGAAGCTCAGCTAGCTCCTGAAGAAACCAAAGCCAAGATTATGACTGCGGTTACTACTAACATGTCTGAAACACCTGATGATAAGGTATTTAAGCAGCGAGTTGAGTTAGCTAACTTACTACTCAAAGAAAAAGACTTAGATATTAAAGCACAGGATGCAGCAGAAAATAAAGAAATTGTCAAGATGCAAATGAAAAATAACTTGACAAAAAGATAGTCTTGTGATATAATGGTTATATTAGTACCACTATTATAACATACTTTTAAAAAGGATGCAATAGTTTGGACAAAGATTTACAAGATTATTATGAAAATAGATTTGATATGATGTCTACTAAGGGTTGGTCAGATTTAGTTGAAGATGTACAATCCTTACATGACGCTTATGATAAAGTAAATTCAATAACAAGTCCTGATGATTTTTATTTCCGTAAAGGTCAACTGGACATTCTTCAATGGATTCTGAGTTTAAAAGCTGTATCAGAGCAAACCTATGAGGAGTTAAAAAATGAAGAGACTGTTTGAGTTTAAGTGTGATCCATGTAACATAGTTACTGAAGAGTACACTAAATATAAAACAAGTTCTTTATGTCCTTCCTGCGGAGGAGAAACTTATAAGATTATAAGTGCACCTCAAATAAAGCTAGAAGGAATTACAGGAGCATTTCCCGGAGCTGCTGCACGATGGGAAAAAATGCATAGACAACGCAGCGAACAAAGAGATTAGACCTGCCACACGTTTAGTCCCTTTCCTATAATGCTATATAGCACAGGAGAATAATATGGCAAAAGTATTAGATGAGGTTTTAGAAGATACAACTCAGACGGATTCACTCGATGACTTGGCGGCAACCTTAGCCCAACCAGAGGCACCAGAGCCAGAGGCCCAACCTGAGGATGATTTACCTGAGAAGTATAAGGGCAAGTCTGTTAAAGATATTGTTGCTATGCATCAAGAAGCTGAGAAGCTTATTGGCAAGCAAGGATCTGAAGTAGGCGAACTTCGAAAAGTGGTAGACGACTTCATTAAAACCCAAACATCAAAAGACTTAAAGACAAAAGAAGAGGAACAGATTGACGAAGTAGATTTTTTTGCTGACCCAAAAGCTACAATCGAAAAGGCAATTGAGAACCACCCTTCCGTTAAGGAAGCTAAACTAGCTGCTAAGGAAATGAAACGTGCTGAAACACTTGCACGAATTGAAAAAGAATTTCCTAATGTTGCTGAGATAGTTCAGGATGGTCAATTCGCAGAATGGATTAAAGCTTCTAAGATTCGTACAGAGTTATTTTTAAAAGCAGAAACTGATTTTGATTTTGACGCTGCTAAAGAATTATTAGAGACTTGGAAAGAAAAAAAGGAACTGTCAAAGAAAGCAGTAGAGACTTCAAAAGCAGATCGAGAGTTACAACTTAAGGCTGCAGATGTAAGTACACCGAATGCTAGCGAATCTGTTTCTAAAAAGAAATATCGTCGAAGCGATATTATTAAGCTAATGCAAACAGATCCAGACCGTTATGATGCTTTATCTGATGAGATTATGGCAGCTTATGCGGAGGGTCGAGTAATATAACATTTTAGATAAGGAGATTTATCATGCCATTAGGCGCTAATCACGTAACCACCTCTACAGCCGCAACCTTTATCCCTCAGATTTGGAGTGATGAGATTGTTGCTGCTTATAAAAAGAACTTAGTTGCTGCTAACTTATTCAAGAAGATGTCTTTCCAAGGTAAGAAAGGCGACACAGTTCACATTCCTTCACCAACCCGTGGTGTTGCTTCTTTAAAGACAGCAAACAACCAAGTTGCACTACAAGCTGCTACAGAAGGCGAAGTAGTTGTAAACATCAATAACCACTATGAATACTCTCGTTTGATCGAGGATATCACAGAAGTACAAGCTTTGTCTTCTCTACGTCGTTTCTACACAGATGACGCAGGTTATGCTTTAGCTCGTCAAGTAGATAGTTCCTTGATTCAATTGGGTCGTGGCTTTAATGGTGGTAACGCTGCTAACGCTGCTTATGCCGGTGCTTTCTCTGGTGCTGATGGTACTACTGCTTATGTAGCTGGTTCCAATACAGGCTTCGGTGCTTTGACTGACGCAGCTATCCGTCGTACAATCCAACGTTTGGATGACAACGATGTACCAATGGATGGTCGTTTCCTTTTGATTCCTCCATCTGCTCGTAACACATTGATGGGTATTAACCGTTACACTGAGCAAGCCTTTGTAGGCGAAGCAGGTAACGCTAATACAATCCGCAATGGCGAGATTGGTAACTTGTATGGTATTCCAGTATTTGTATCTAGCAATGCTGATACAACCTCTGGTTCTACTGCTACTCGTATTGCATTGTTGGGTCATAAAGACTCTGCAGTATTGGTAGAACAAGTTGGTGTTCGTTCACAAACTCAATACAAACAAGAATACTTGGGTACACTCTACACTGCAGATACTCTCTACGGTGTTAAAGAGTTGCGTGACAATTCTTGCTTTGCCTTGGCAGTACCAGCCTAATCATTAGGTAATAGCCCTTCGTCCTGAGGGGCTATTTTTATGACTGTTATCTTAGCAGTTATAGAAATAACAAAGGAGAAGTAAATGAAATTTAAATGTAAACTATCCGGCAATGTAGTAGAATTTACACAAGAGCAAGACATTAAAACTACTCTAGATAATGAGAACTATGAAGTAGTTCCAGAAGTAGAAGAAAAGCCTAAAGCCAAAAAGCCAGTTGATAAATCTGAGGAGTAGTCATGGGTATCTACAGAGGACCGGGAGGTACTGGTGATGCGGTAGCTGATACCTCAAATCAATCCGCTTCAGCGGTAGCAGCTGCAGCACAGGCAGCAACTAGTGCAACTAATGCTGCAACTAGTGCGTCTAATGCAGCTTCTTCTGCTACTTCTGCTTCTAACTCTGCAACATCAGCGTCTAGCTCTGCTTCATCTGCATCAAGTTCAGCTAGCTCTGCAGCATCAAGTGCGTCCTCTGCTGCAACATCTGCAACCAATGCTGCTAATACCTATGACCAATTTGATGATAGATATTTAGGCGCAAAGTCTACTCCACCTACATTAGACAATGATGGTAATGCTTTATTAACTGGAGCATTATACTGGAGAACTACAGACAATAGAATGTACTCTTGGTCTGGTAGTGCTTGGGTTGCTATTACAACTACAGGTGGAGCTGGTACTGTAACTTCTGTAGCTATGACTACCCCTACAGGATTAACTGTATCTGGTAGTCCAATAACTTCTTCTGGTACATTAGCTTTAACATATACAGCTGGTTACTCCTTACCTACTACATCAAGCCAAAGCAATTGGGACACAGCCTTTAGCTGGGGTAACCATGCCTCTGCAGGTTATCTAACTAGTGGGTCAATTGGCTCTACAGTACAGGGTTATGATGCTGACTTACAAGCTATTGGTGCCTTATCAGGTACAACAGGTTTACTAAGAAAGACAGCATCTAACACATGGTCTCTTGATACTAATACTTATTTGACCAGTAGTAACATTGGTTCTACTGTTCAAGGTTATGACGCAGACCTGCAGGCTATTGGAGCTCTTGCAGGTACTTCAGGTATCTTACGCAAAACTGCAGCCAATACTTGGTCCTTAGATACAAATACATACTTAACATCCTACACAGAAACAGACCCTGTTTTTGTAGCATCTCCTGCATATAATATTACAAGTACTAAGATTTCTAATTGGGATGACTCTTACTCTTTTGTAGCTGCTTTCCCATCTCAAACAGGTAACTCTGGTAAGTATCTCACTACTAATGGTTCTACATTATCATGGGCTACAGTAACAGGTGGGGCTTCAGCTTTAGATGACTTAACTGATGTAGTAATAACTTCAGCATCTGCAGGACAAGTACTAAAATACAACGGTACTAATTGGATTAATGATACAGACAGTACTGGTTCCGGTAGCTTTGCTTATCCTACAGGCACTGGTATTGTTACTGTATCTAGTGGTTCTGCATGGGGTACAACATTAACAGCTCCTACTGGTACTATTGTTGGCACTACAGACACACAAACACTTACCAATAAAACGATTAGTGGCGCATCAAACACATTATCAAACATTGGCAATTCAAGTTTGACTAACTCTAGCATCACAATCAACGGCACACCTGTATCACTAGGTGGTAGCGCAAGCGTTGGTACTGTTACAAGCGTGGGAATAACTAATGGTACAGGTATATCTGTATCAGGCAGCCCAATCACAGGAAGTGGCTCAATTACTGTAACTAATACAGCACCTGACCAAGTAGTGGCTTTTACTAATGGAACTGGCATATCTGTTACTGGCACATACCCAAACTTTACTGTGACAAATACTGATAGAGGTGGACAACAACCAATATTTAAGAATATTGCTGTAAGTGGTCAAAGTACAGTAGTTGCCGATAGCAATAACGATACGCTTACTTTGGTTGCTGGATCAAATATTACCATTACCACAGACGCAGCGACAGACAGCATTACTATTGCATCAACTGGTGGTGGTGGCAGCATGGTGTACCCATCTGCTGGGATTGCAGTATCTACAGGTACGGCTTGGGGAACTTCCTTAACAGCCCCAACTGGCGCTATAGTAGGTACAACAGACACTCAGACGCTAACAAACAAGACTCTAACCAGCCCAACATTAACAGGCGCTACATTAAATGATGGTTATACAGAAGAAGTGTATGCGGTGGTTGATGCTGCTACCCCAACTCCCGGTGTTGCTTTATCCCCAACTAATGGCTCTATTCAAACATGGACACTTGGCGGGAATAGAACTCCAACAGCAGGGACATGGGCGGCAGGTCAAAGTATGTTGCTATTGATTGATGATGGTTCTGCTTTTACAGTTACTTGGACATCATTACCTGTTACATGGGTTGGAGGTAATCCTCCTACCTTAGCCACAACAGGCTTTACTGTAATTGAGCTATGGAAAGTAGGCACTACTGTTTATGGCGCAAGAGTTGGAGAGGTTGCTTAATGCTACAAAACTCTTTGAGGGCAGCAGGAACTGGTGGCGATTATCAAATTGATGGTGGCACTATTGCTTCAGTTACAACAAGCACCACAACACTATCCGTAGCCTACCCAACATCAATACAAAAAGATGACTTGCTCATGATAGTGGGAACTTGTGGAGTTTCTAGTGTGCCATCTTTATCAGGTTGGACAGACTTAACAGGAGGGACTGCTGCTACTATTATTTTATATAGGTATGCAACAGGTTCAGAGTCTGGAAGTGTGTCAGTTAGTTTTTCAGTAACTAGCGCAGGTGCTGGTGCACAGATGTTTAGAATTAGAAGAACATCTAAAAACAGATTAAAGCCTCATACATTTATTGGTGGATTCGCAACTACTGTGAATGTTGCTCCACCTTTGCAAAGTTTTAACGGGATTGATTTACTTTTGTATGTAGCTTGTCAGCCCGGTGCTAACAGGTCAGTTTCAACACAGCCAACAAACTTTACAGTCATATCATCAAGAACAAATAATGTCCCTTTGTTTTCTTGGTACTCAGTCAACAGAGGCACAGGCAACATAAATGGAACTTTTAGTGCTGGCATGAGTTACCGTGTGATTGCAATTAATTTAGGATAGATTATGTATATATTAGTTAAAGACAGAAACATAGAAAAGTATCCATACTCTATTGGAGAACTACTACAAGACAATCCAAACACATCCTTTCCTGCCGTCATTCCTGATGAGCGATTAGTTGACTGGGGTGTTTATCCTGTAGTTCCTACTGAGTATCCGCAAGTTGACTACACAAAGAATGTAATAGAAGAAACACCCAACTTAGTTAATGGTGTTTGGTATCAGGATTACACAGTAGTTGACGCAACAGCAGAACAGATTGCAGAGCGCAAGGCTGAACTAAACGCACAAGCCGAAGCAAACAGAGCTGAAGCATATCGTAATGAGTCAGACCCATTGTTCTTTAAGTGGCAACGAGGCGAGGCTACAGAGCAAGAGTGGTTAGACAAAGTAGCAGAGATTAAACTAAGATACCCTAAAGTGTAAGGATAGAGTATGACACCTGAAGAGCAAAAGGAACTACACAAGCAAGCTATTAAAGAAGCTATACAAGAATGGCTTAATCAACAATATAGTCTAGTAGGTAAATGGACAATAAAGGGAATCACTGCAGCTTCTTTAGCTGTACTATTCTATCTTTATGCTGCAGCTCATGGCTGGGTAATTAAACTATGATAGCACAGTGGGATAAATATCCTAACTTTAAAAAAGCTGAGTTCGACTGTAAGCATACAGGCGAGAACAATATGCAACATGAGTTTATGCAAAAGCTTCAAGCAATTCGTACTGAGTTTGGTAAATCAATACAAATTACTAGTGGCTTTAGATCAGTTAAACATCCAGTAGAAGCCAGAAAGACTCATAGCCATGGAGAACACACTCAAGGTAATTGTGCTGATATCGCTTGCACTAATAGCAATGATAGGTTCAGACTTATCAGCCTTGCTCTTAAGCATGGTGTTACTCGGATTGGGGTAGCTAAAACATTTTTACATCTAGGTATAGGTGGAGTAGGTTTACCTAATAACGTAATTTGGGAGTATCAATAATGGATCCATTAACCATACTAGCAGCCCTAGGTCCACTAGCAGTAGACTTAGGTAAGAGTTTAATTAACCGCTTTATTGCACCAGATCAATTTAAACCAGCAACTATCGAGCAGTATGCTCAGATGAAACAGATTGATCTAGAGTTCTTTAGAGTAATGAATGAAGCAGGTGGAGGTAATCCAAGTTACCCTTGGGTAGAAGCTATTGTACGTTTAATGAGACCAGCTATCGGTATCATTGTCTTAGGTACATGGGCGTATCTAGCCATATGGGGGCATGGAGTAGTTCCTCAAGAGGTATCTAACTTTGCTTCAGTAATTGGTTTTTATTTGTTTGGTGAGCGTAGTTTGTTTTATGTCAAAGGTAAGAAATAATTTAAGGGGATAGATATGCCAATGGTCGGAAATAAAGAGTATGCCTACACTAAAAAAGGTATGGACATGGCTAAGAAAGCAGCCAAGAAGTCTGGTAAGAAAATGGTAATGGGCAAGAAAGCTAAAAAGAAATGAAGAAAGATTCTAGACTAACTAGGGCAGGGGTGTCTGGGTACAACAAACCTAAGCGTACTCCTAACCACCCAACAAAGTCTCATGTTGTTGTTGCTAAGTCTGGGGATCAAGTAAAGACTATTCGCTTTGGTCAACAAGGTGTATCAGGTAGTCCAAAGAAATCTGGAGAGTCTTCTTCTTACCGTAAACGTAGAGAATCTTTTAAAGCAAGGCATGCAGATAACATTGCTAAAGGTAAAATGTCAGCAGCATACTGGGCAGATAAAGTAAAATGGTAAGAAAGTAGTTGACAAATACTACAAAGTATGATATAATTGTGGTATAACTTAGGATATTATAATGAATTATTTACAGATTGTCAATAGCGTATTAAGAAGACTTCGTGAGAACGAGGTCTCTTCCGTTAATGAGACTCCATATAGTAAACTAATTGGTGAGTATGTTAACGACGTTAAGCGTGAGATAGAGGATTCTTGGAACTGGGATGTTCTTCGTACTACTCTAACTGCTACTACTACACAATCTTTATTTAACTATGTGCTCGAAGGAGCAGGTACTAGATTCAGAGTATTATCAGTAGTCAATGACACACAGAATACTATGATGGTATATCAAACAGGAGAGTGGTTTGATTTCATATTTGCTAACCAACCTGTACAACGTGGTGCTCCCTACTATTATAACTTCAATGGTGTAGATGTAGATGGGAATGCTCAGGTAGATATTTATCCTATTCCTGATGGTGCCTATACAATTTACTTTAATATTGTAGAACCTCAACCTGACTTAGTAGCTAATACAGATAATCCTTTAGTGGATAGCAATGCTATTGTACTAGGTACATTAGCTAGAGCTATTGAAGAGCGAGGAGAAGATGGTAGTTTAGTTGCTGCTGAGACTAGATACAGAACTTATCTAGCTGATTTAATAGCTATAGAAGCTAATCGTAGACCTAATGAAACAATCTGGATAGGTGTTTAATGGCGAAGTTACAGGCAGTTAGTAATGCAGCACTAGGTTTCTTGGGGTTAAACACTCAAGAGAGTGGTGTGACTCTTGATAGTGGCTTTGCTACTCAAGCTACTAACTGTATCATTGATAAGAATGGTAGACTGTCTAGCCGCAAAGGCTGGCAGAATCTAACAACAAGTAGAGCAGACTTGGGTGTTAATCAACCTCTTGAATCTATGTATGAGATTGTTACAGTTCAAGGAGCTAGTACAATTGTTTCTGCAGGTGCAGGTAAGTTCTATACAGGTACAACTACACTCACAAGATTAAATGTATTTGGTCCTGACCATAACGGTCCTGTAGCTTTATCTCCTCAGCCTACATTTACTGGTAATCGTTGGCAATGGTGCACATTACAAGAAGGTGCTGGAGCTGATGCTGAAACTTATGCTGTTACTGTGCAACGAGGTAACCCAGCTTTAGTATATAGAGAAAGCACACACAGCGGTCCTTATGTTTTACAAAGAATAGGTATTGACTATGGCACTGCTCCCGATGGTGTAACTACATTTGACCCTGATTGCTGCCATGCAGCTTTTGGTCGTGTATGGGTAGCAGGATTAACAGAGAATAGAACTACGGTATTTTATTCTGGACTACTTAACCCATCTCACTTTACTGGGGTGGGTAGTGGTGTACTAGATATTTCTGCAGTTGTTGGTGGTAATGATGAAATTGTTGCTATTTCTTCACATAATAATTTCTTAATTATTTTCTGTAAGAGACACATTGTTGTATATAGCAGTCCAGATGACCCTACAGTAATTGCATTAGCTGACGTTATTGCAGGTGTTGGTTGCATTGCTAGAGATAGTGTTCAACAAACAGGTACAGATATTATCTTCTTGTCAGCTAGTGGGGTTCGTAGTTTAGCAAGAACTGTAGATGAAAAGTCTATGCCTATGCGAGAACTATCTCTAAACATCCGTGATGATTTGGTTCAATATATTAGTGGTGAAGTTGCTAACAATATTAAGAGTGTTTACTCCGAGAAGGATGCGTTTTATTTATTAGTTCTTCCATCTCTTCAGCAAGTATATTGCTTTGACTTACGCAAACTACTAGAGAGTGGTGCATCAAGAGTTACAGTGTGGACAAACATAATTCCATCAGCCCTTCTTTCCACTGTAGATAGAACATTATTGTTTGGTGTTAATGGTGGAGTAGCTTTTTATAATGGTTACTCTGACAATGGTGCTAGTTATCGTATGGAATACTATACGACTAATACAGACATTGGCTTACCATTTACATTAAAGTTTTTAAAGAAAGCTAGAATTACTGTAATTGGTTTCTCAACCCAAGACTTTATTGTTAAGTATGGGTTTGACTACTCCTCTACATATACATCAAGAAATTATTTAGCTGACTTACCTGATGTATTGTTTGAGTATGGTATAGCTCAATATACAGCACCACTAGGCTCTACAGGGTATGTAGGTACTGAATATTCAGGAGGTGCTTCCTTGTTTGAAGGTGACTTTAACTTAGGTGGTTCTGGTAAAATATTACAGTTTGGAATTGAAGCAACAATTAATGGTACTCCTTTGAACATCCAACAGATGTCAGTGTACCTAACTACAGGGAAAATGACATAATGGCGAACTATGTAAAAACTACTAACTTTGCAGCTAAGGATTCGTTACTATCTGGTAACCCATTAAAGCTAGTTAGAGGCACAGAGATTGATACAGAATTTACTAATATCTCTACAGCTATTGCTACTAAAGCAGATTCAGCTAGTCCTGCTTTTTCTGGTACACCTACCGCACCTACTGCAGGGGCTGGCACTAACTCCACACAAATAGCAACTACTGCATTTACAACAACTGCTGTTGGTGCTGTGTTTACAGGAACTAACACATTCTCAGGAACACATACATTCCGAGATACTAGTTTTAGATTGTCCGACAATGCAGATACAACTAAGCTAGCTAACTTTGAGTTAAGTGGTATTAGCACAGCAACAACAAGAACATACACATTACCTAACCTTAATGGAACTCTGGCTTTAACATCAGATATTCCAGCTAATGATTTGCTAACTAATACAAGTATATCTGGTTCTTATGCTGTAACTACTTCTGCTATTATTAGAATTACAGCTACTCATAACTTCTCTGTAGGACAGGAAGTTCAATCTC